CCCGGAGGCCCACCAGGTGCTTGTGCATTCCCCATCACTGGGGCTCCCCTGTTTATTACAGGTTGTCATTCCAGGAGTGTCATGGGCTATCGTAAACGCACGAAGTCAAGTCTTGCCTTGAAGTCCGACTACAGTTGGACCAATGGGTTGACTCGATCAAGTGCGTCCGCCTCTCTCATGAACAGTGCGACGTCTATCGACGCCGTACATAAGGTTCAAGGGCTTGGAAGTGGTAATATCGGTGGAGACTTTGATCTCACGTCGACTACCTACTTTCCTTCGCCTGCGAACACTTCGTTCGTGAGACAAACTGGCGGGGCTGGCACGTATTATGGTACAGTTGTCCCGACTGGTTTGCTTTATGCAAACTTTGATCAGGTAGCTGTATCTGTGCCATCTGAGTATCAGCTGATAACCTTAGGGTCAACAGCCATTGCTCGGACTATGCCTACGAACCCTGTCGCAGCTCTTTCAACTTCTGTTGGAGAGCTACGATCTGACGGCTTACCAAAGCTACCATCATTCGAACTTATTCGTGAGAGATCGCGCTACCTGAGAAATTCGGGTAGCGAGTACTTGAACGTTGAGTTCGGATGGCTTCCTCTGGTATCTGATCTTAAATCTTTTGCTTATGCTGTGAAGCATTCGCATGAGATTTTGTCTAACTACCGTAAAGGTAGCGACAAGAAGATCAGACGTCGGTACGCCTTCCCTACTGAGATTCGTTCTCAGATGTTGCAAGCAGGTGATGGTCAGGTGACGGGCGAAGCCCTAATCTGGCCACACACCAATGCGAACAACAAACAATATGGGAAGTCAGGGAGACATCTGAGAACAGTGTCAGTCGACACTTGGTTTAGTGGTGCCTTTCGGTACCACATCCCTGGAGGTGATGATCTTGCCTCCAATTTCTCTAGATATGCTCAAGAAGCTGACAAACTTCTTGGGCTCGAGCTCTCACCAGAAGTGGTGTGGAACTTGACTCCTTGGACCTGGGCCCTGGATTGGTTCAGCAATGCGGGTGATGTTGTTCATAATATCAACCGCATGGGCCACGACGGGTTGGTGTTGCAATACGGCTACATCATGTCTTCAAAGGTGCAAACCGATGAAGTATGGTGTCTTCAGAGTAACGGGAGACCGTGTTCTCTGCGGACGGAGACCAAAAACCTCCGTCGCCGTGGTGCTACACCATATGGCTTCGGATTCGATCTGACAAAGCTTTCGCCTAGTCAGGACGCAATCCTCGTAGCTCTGGGCTTGTCCCATGGGCTACGCTGACTCCGGTCGGCAGCCTATGCAAAAGTTGCATAGGACCACCTCTGCCCCGTTAAGGGGCACAACCGAAAGAGTAATGCCGTGGCGTTTTCTGATCCTCAGACCGTGACAATCAACGCAGTCGCTCAGACCCTTCCTAGGGTTTCTGTCGACACCAACTCGTCTACCTATCAGAAGGATGACGGGACGGTGAAGCTTAACGCTTCGCACCAGTATGGTAAGCGTAAGCGTTCGCTTCTGCGCCTTGATTTCCAGAAGACTGCTGCTGATCCTCTGATCAGTTCGCAGAACATCATTTATTCGATGTCTGTCCAGCTCGTCGTCGATCGACCCCTTACAGGGTTTACCGTCGCTGAGCAGAAGCAGATTGTCGATGCGATGTCGGCCTATCTTACGGCCTCTTCTGGTGCCAACACCACCAAGTTCCTTGGTGGCGAGAACTAAGCGGAAAGACCTCTGGCGGCTTCTAGATCGTTTCTTGATCTATTCCGTCATAGGCCTTCTGCTCGCTCTCGCGCCGGCTGAGAGCAATAGGGTTGACCCTAACAGTGTAAACTGTTTGGGTTTTCCTGAAAGCTCTTTGCCTTCGTGTGGTAATCGGTCTGCCTGAGAACACTTCGGCTCCGGATTCAATTACCTCTGTTAGGAGGGTTGATGAAAAGCCTCATGTTGCTCTGGTCGGTTCTCCTCGAAGAATTCGGGGAGAGGTGTTGCACAAGCACCACCCTGGACCTCAAAAAGGCCAGGAGTCGAGTCAAACATGAGGGGTTATCGTTTTTGACGATAACCCTACCTGCCTTCTGTAAGGACTTCGAAAAAAGTCTGGAAGAAGGTAAGGTCGATCGCGACCTCTTCACTGGTTTCCAGTGGAAAGGCGGGCTCCCCCTATTTCTAGGAGGTTTCCTCGATCGTGTGTTTGACCGTGGTTCGGGTGTGTTGCTGCAAGACCCCGACATCGATTCCATCTTTGCGATTCGCCAGTTAACACTGGTATTTGCAAAGATCCTGTTGCCCTGCTCGGAAGAGCGGAACGCAGGCGCGATTAAAGGTTACTTGCAGTGTGAGCAGGAGGTGAGAAGGGCAGATCAAAATA